ATTTGGGATCGTGGCTTGCCAACCAGGTCCTATTAAGTTTTCCCCCCTCTAGGTCCTGTGCGCTCTGGGCTGTTGGGGGTAGTTGTGAGCGTAGTCCACTGGCGTTGGGAAAACCAGTGGTCATAGTTCCTGGGGTTCCAACCCCGTTCATGTTCTACTTTGTTCTAATATGTCTTTAGTTAAAGCTTCAACAATTACGATTTCGGCTTCGTTTCTTTTACTCTTCAAGCTGATGTTGATCGTTAAAATTTGGAGGTGGTGGCGTTCACTGCTGCCCCAACGAATTGAAAGAGTATCTCGTCTACTACTTCGGCATGTGGAAGCGGATCGTGACTACGACCCTCCTGATGCTTGGGCAGAGGAACCTGATGAAGTCCACCCCCGGGAAACGTTGCGTATCACCGGAAATTTTTGGGCGTGGATTGTAGGGCAACTCAAAGCGAAGTATGATCTTAGCAAGGATACGCCCGCAATGCGTGAAGTTGTGCGGACAGAAATCTACACTCTATGCAGAAAGCATGGGGTACGCCCCAGTCATATGGCAGCTAACATGGCCATTGCGATTGAGGTGTGCTTCGTGCCGTCTCGCGGTGAGGTTGAGGCTGTCCAGGCACGACAGAGTTCTATTGCGAGCGGTAGACGTGATCTATTTGCTAGGCCGTGGCACAGTTTGTGGTGGTGGTTGCCCGTTGCAAAAACCGCCCAACCTTAGGTGCGCCCGAAGCTGTTGCGATCTTGGGATGGAAAACGTTCTCGTTTACCACGCCCCAGGAGTGTGCGTGTAACGGTTTATGGGGTTGATACCCGGCCGCAGTGGTTGGTTCGTCTTGGAGGTATTGCTCCTCAACAACCAGTGTTTGCCTTCAGTTCTTCCATAGCGAATATGGAGCGGTCTGTTGTGGATCGTATTTTCTACGAGAAAAATCCGGACTGGCAGCTTGTGCATGAGGCCAGACCAGGATCGTTTCAGAATGTGTGTGCTAGGTTTAGGGGCATCTTCTTATCACGGGTGGTTCGTTCGACCATCCCTTTGACTCGGGCTGAGTATCTCGCCCGTTTTCGAGGGGATCGCAGGTTCCGCTTGTATGAGAGATTCTTAGACCCTCTCCATTCCCGAAGAGTCACTGCTAAAGATGCTACAGTGAGCACATTTGTGAAACGCGAGAAAACGTTCCTGCTATTCGACACCAGGTTTGGTGGCAAAGCAGATCCGGTACCACGGCCGATACAGCCGCGGAAACCTCGATACCGATTTGAACTTGGCAGGTTTATTGTACCGATCGAAAAGGAGTTGTTCAGGGGGATAAATAGGGTGTTTAGGCACACCGCTGTTGCAAAGGGACTCGATTTAGCTGCGAGAGCAGCGGTCTTGAGGGAACACTGGCTCCATTTTCGGAACCCAGTAGCTCTAAAAGTTGACGCGCATCGATTTGATGCCCACATCCGTGAAAGCGCCCTGAGGTATGAGCATAGTTTTTATGTAAGTATGATTGGGGAGAATGATCGGGATGAATTGGCGAAGCTGTTGCAATGGCAACTGAAGTATCGCATTAAAGGGCTATGTCGACAGGGTAAGTTCGTTGCGACTGGAAGAGTGAGGGGTACCGGAGACCCTAACACAGGCTGTGGTAATACGTTATTGGCATGCAGCATGTGGTGGTCCTTCTTTGATGAAATGCAGGTGGGGTTTCGGTATTTAGGTGACGGTGACGACGGCATCATTATACTGGAATCAGAGCATGCACCTGCTATCATGGCCGCTATCCCAAGGTGGTTTTCGACATTGGGGATGGTGATGACTGTGCTCGGACCCGAGCGGATCTTTGAGAGGATCTTGTTCTGTGGGTGTAGGCCGGTGTTGACAAGCGCCGGCTACTTGATGGTACGGGATTTTTGGCCCGCGATTGCTAAAGATTCACATTGCTGTGCAGATTTAACCCTATTACCACTTCGCGAGTGGTTGTGGGCTGTCGGCTCTTGTGGCTTGGCTATTGCAGGAGGAATTCCTGTTTTTCAAGTGCTATACCAACAGTACCTCTCATGGGGAAAGCCAACTGACATCCATAAGTTGAAAAACACTGAGCGGGGTCTCTATTTCTTTGCCACAGACATGCGTCAACAGCGTGCTGTAATGCCCATTTCGGAAGAGGTTAGGGCGTCCTTTTGGAAGGCGTTTCTAGTTCCACCGACACAACAGGTAGCTTTGGAAAATTACTATGCCGATCTGTCCTTTGTGGAAGAGTATACTTCCACCAAAGTGTCACCTACCGATGTTGCGTATCTCCT